CCCCCTGGACGGCCCCTGTTCCCGCCCCCAGTCCGATATACTGTGCGGCTTTAGGCAAAGCAGTGAGTCCCGCACGAGCCGCTAGGGGCGCTACAGCAGGCCCCGCCGCAATCATCGACCCAATGCCGCCCGCGATCTGGCCTGGAATGCTGATATAGGGGGAAATCTGCTTATCCCGCGCCCGTTCCTGCTGGATATTCTGTTCGTATGTCCCCTGCCCGATCAGCGCATTACCACGGGCGGCAATTTCGTCTGCCCAGCCAAATGTAGCCCCCTGCGCCATGGACCGCACTGCGTCGTCAATGTAGCCGAGGACGCCCTTGGACTGTGCCGGGACCGGAGCCCAGGTTTTGCCGTCGAAGGCCAGCATTTCCTTGGTTTGCGGATTGACAGCCGTTTGGGCAGGCTTCCACGCGCCGGCATCGTCCAGAAATACAGTCTCGCCAGTCGAGGGATTGACGGCAATCGGCATTATTTCACCAATTCAAAGCCAGGAGGCGGCGGCGGGATGGCCGGGGCTGCCGGGGCAGTGGCAGCCGGCGCAGCAGTGGCAGCAGGAACGGGAGAATAGGCCGCCTTGTCGCCAGCCTGTTTGATCCCTTGAATTGCCACGCGACGGTTTTCAGCCTTTTGGGCCAGCACCTCAGCACTATCCCCAGGGCGTGGGAAATATTGTGCTGCACCTTCCGCAAATTCGCTTGCCGAGATAACCGCGCCAGACTCACGCCGCAGTACGGCATTAAGAAAGTTCCGCTCAGCCTGTACAAGTTGCTGAAACTCTTTAGGAACGTTCTTATTGGCCAAAATCTGAGGAACAACCCGCTGGTCAGTGAACGGAATGGTCGCCTCAAACAATGCGCGGTTTTTCGTGCTCAACCCAGCCTGTTCAAACTTCGCAATGAGCGGGTTAGCCTGTTCCATACGTGCGGCATAAAGAGCAGACGAGCGTTGTACGTCATTAGGCTGGTCTGCCGGGCCGCCCTTGATTTCTTTAAGTTCGGTGCGATCCGCATTCCAGCGATAACCGGTCGGAGGCTGGGCTAGTTCAGTGTTTTTGATAGCCAACTTCTCGGCATAATCAACCAAGCCGTCCAAGCCCTTCGCCACATTGACTGGGAGGTTCGGGATAAGTCGCATCGCCTGAAGCGCCGGGAGCTGTGTCACCAGTTGATCCATCTCAGGCGTCATGCCCGTGCCAACGCCGCGTCCCGTCACCATAGGAGCCGACGATGGCGCACCCGTAGCAGGCGCAGCACCGCCCTGCGCACCCATGCTGGCATAGTCGGACAGCTTGGTTCCGTTCTTATCGGCCGGATTGACCTTGCCATCCGAGGCCATAAATCGTTGTGTCCCGGCCGCGCCGCCAAGATGGATCATATTGCGAAGGCCATCCATCGTGATCGGAACGCCGCCGACTGTCTTGCCGACGTACTGGTCAAGCCCCATAGCCTGAATATCGCTGTCAGCGCGTGCAAGATCGAGTTGACGGACGGCCTTCTGCGCTTCGGGATTTTGCAGGAAGTCCCGGATTGTCTTGACCTGCGGAAAGCCCGGAATATTGAACTCGCCAGTCCATTTCTGTCCGGACCATTGACCCGTGGCTTTCTTATCCGAGACATTCTCGCCTGTGCCCGGCTTATAGACGCCAAGATCGGTGACGCGCGGAGCGCCGTACTGATAGGTCCCGGCATAGCCTAGGTCATTAACCACAGACGGATTGCCGCCCGACTCACGCTGGATCACACGCCCTTCATTGCCAGCCGGCACACCACCGCCGCCGAGCACGCCAGTCACAGCACCAAGCACACGATTCCCTGTCGCCTCTTGGCGCTCTTTCTGTTCAAGCTCGATCTGTTGCTGAATAGTCAGTCCCGCCCGCATGGCCTGCTGAAGTACAAGCGAATTAGGAGGCTGCGCGCGTAGGATGCTGGCCCGCTGCGGATCAAGACGCCCTTCCTTGGCCGCCGCGTCAATCTTGGATTGCCATAGCGCAGTCCGATCCGGGCCTTCCGGTACAGAGGCAACCTCCTGCGCATCTTTGGCGTTGCGTATCACAGCGTCGGCATACTGAGCGCGCTTTTCACCGGCCTGCGCATTGTAGGTCTGCACGATCGTTGCCATCATGTCAGGCGCGCCGGCCAGAGCGCTCGGATCATTCGGATTGGCCGCAAAGCGCTGCAATGAATTCGTGCGCAATTGCTGTTGCTGAATATTCAAGCCCTGCAAAGCATTCTGCTGTTCAAGCCCGCGCAGTTGTGCAGCCGCCATGTATGGCTTGGACGCATCATACGGCTGCACCATCAAGGCAAGAGCGTTTTCAAATGCCATAGCTTAATACGGCGAAGCGCCGACCCCCATGAACCCTGAGTTCGGTTGCATATAGTTCACGCCGTTAAACACTGGCGAATTACCGCTAAAGAAATTTCCGCCTGGATTACCAACGTAGGCCGATCCTCGATTGTTCATATTATTCATGAACTGCCAATTTTGCAGGCCGTTATTAAACGCATTCGTTGCGCCAACAATCCCGCTAGCCTGCGACTGACCTTGTGCAGCTAGGCTATTCGACATTTGACCAGAATATTGCGCCCCAACCTGAGCTGTCCCAGCCGCCGCGCCCGCGCCGACCTGCGTCATCCCAAGCAAGCGATTCGCATAATTCTGGAAATTCTGCGACGCGAGCCCGCTCGAATAACCCATAATGTCTTTAAGGTTCGACCCCGACATCAATATGCCTTTAGAGGCATTCTGGTTAGTCAGTGCGTTAATTCCCTCACGCAAAGCAAATTGATAATCAGGCGCATTCTTGAATGCATCCATGGCAGCCGCGCTGTATGGAATGCCTGACGCGCTTCCATCCGGTGAAATACCATATAATTGCGCAAGCGTGTTTCCTGCCCCTGTACCCATATTTCTAAACGGCGCAAGATCATTGCGCGTCTGATTGTACATCTGCTTCTGTTGAGCAAGTGCGGCAGCTTGGGCCTGCGACTGCTTATTGGAAGCGACTAGCGACCTCATGCCTGATGCAATGCCGCCGATCATTGAAAACATTACATTAGTACCTTGCTAAAAGTGTGTTCCATCGGCCGATAACCGCGCCTCTCATAAAATCTCGCCAGCGCTTCATCCCGCATTCCAGCAAGCGAAGCCGACATGAAAAACTGCGCACCATGCGCACGCGACATTTCCTCAGCCGCCGCTAAAAGCTCGGCACCAATTCCATTGCGATGATCTGGATTGACCCACAGGAAAATCTCCTGGGCCATCGTAATGTCGTGATTGCAATAGAGCGGGAAGGTCAGATAACCGACCATCCCGACCATTGATCCTTCTTCTTCGGCCACTACAACGCCGGCCGCGCTTTCGTCGCTCAGCAACAGTTCAAGCGTTTCAGCAAACGAGACCGAATCCCATTCGGCAATTTCAGCCCAAGGCGACGCCTTGAAAAACCGCTTGCCCATCAAAAGAAGATCGCTCAAATCCGACTTATGGGCTGTGCGGATCATTTGAGGACAAACCCGCCGTTTCCACTGTTCACCGAGTCAACGAACACGGCTAGATAAACACGGCCCGCCGTTACATCGCCTGCGCCGGCAGCCGTTGACCCTCCGTCGATATAGACCGGCAACGTATCGAGCGCGCCCGTCTTAGGAACAACCGTCATCGTTATCGTGCCGGTCGAATTGTTCGCCGCGACAAAGGCGAAAATCTCATAATCCATGTACGATTCGATCAGCGGAGACGCGTCGTTAGGCGTTAACGTGATAACGTTCGTCCCGCTGGCGCTGCATGGAATGACGCGATTGCAGGAGAGAATGTACTCGCGGAACTTCTGAAACATCAGCTGCGTCGTGACCGTTGGGTATCCGGTCTGCAAATCCACCATCGGCAGCTTAGTGTCTAGGTTAGGCAATGGCGTCGGCTGATAGTCTGCCGGGATTGTCATGTCATCCCGACCTGTACGTCAGCCATGGCCCGCACAATTGTCCGCCTCACAGGATCGCTAATCGTCACCTTAAACCGGCAATCGTAATACCCGCCAAGTCGATCCCAATAGACGCGCGTGCCATAAGCGCCGTTCGCACCCATGCCGGTCCATAGTTCCTGATCTGACCATGTATGCCCGCCATCCCTAGAAATGGACAACATGATCTGCGGATCAGAGCCCTGCCCTGAAACAGTGCCTACACCAGCTTCAAGATCAATTTGAAAGCGTGGTATCGTGAACCACTCACCATTGGCATGGATGGGCGGGGAAACCATTTCCGCCTGCATTGTGTTGCCAAATTCAGTGAACGTGCTGTGGCTCAGGTAGCCGATTTTTCCTGAGAAGGCGTCACCGATCAGAGTTTTGTTGAATGCTTCCTCTGTGCAATTCGCCCGCCAACGTCCAAGCGGAGTGTTGTTCAAGTCCCACGATGCGCGCTCATGCCAAAGACCGGAAGCAATGTCATAAATCCAAGTCGCCGCCTCAGTCGGGAACGTGTAAACAATAAATTTGTGCCCATCAAACGTATGGGCCATTGTCAGCACATCTTCGACAGTAGCGTAATTCTGCCAAATGCTTTCCTGCGAATGGGCGCTAATGCGCTGTAGAGTAATCCCCGTAATGCGGTAGGCAATTCGATCATTGCCGAGAATGAATAGCGAATTATCTTCGGTCGTAACCGCCCGTGATCCGATAATACCACGCTCGATCAAGCCGCCTTCAATGCGCTGGAACGGGAAATTAGCCGCGCCAACATTCGACCACGGCTCAATGGATTTGTGGCCTAGTACATTAAGCCGCTGCTGATAGGACTTGACCGCCAAAACATTGTCAGGCTTGGCCTCCGCACTGGCGAAGTTCAGGCCATCATATGCCGAGCCATCAAGGCTATCGGACATGAAGAATTTGCTAGTACCAGCCCAATCGAAAATGAAAAACGAATCCATAAACGTGGTTGTATTAGCGGAATGAAAGTCGCCATCCGAGATGACCCGGAACCCCGCCGACGTATCGTAAATATACCCCTGTGTTCCGTTGACGATGGCGACCTGTTCACCGTTGCTGTCCATAGAAACGGGGTCCGATCCATCCACAGACCCACCCAAGACAGTCGCATCACCATCGCTATCGACCGAATAAAGCAGCGTATCCGAAACGACATAAAGCGTTTCATCATTCGGGGCGATCATTCCACGAATAGGGCCGTTGCCAAGCTCTGCAAAGTCCGCAACGCCAGGACTGTTAAAGACTGCCACATCTGTTTTTGAATCGGGCGGCTGCTTCTCAGCGTACATATTAACGGCGCGCTGAGACGATACGTTGCTTGACTCCGTTTCGCTCGATTGAATGGCAAAGCGGACTTGCTGCAATGCCATCTTACCACCGCATATCGACGCCGAAATGTACCGATTCCGGCTCGCGATCCGCACCTGCTACTTGCGCCAAGAACTCATCCGCCTGGCCCTTTAGACCGGCATACTTATCCGCCGACATGGGATATTCCCACGCCATCGAAACCGCGAGATTGAAAATCAGCGTGTCGATCCATTCTTGCGGCAGGTCCGGATTGTCGCCCGCGCTGTCAAAGTCCATGATCGGCCGCCACCATGTGAATTTGACCAGATCAGTCACGGACGATGGCGGATTCCACAAATAGAGTTGGCCGGTCGTAAGCTGTGGATCGTAGAAAAGCTGGTTGATTGTCCCGGTTTGCGACTTATTGGGAAGGCTCTGATAGTCAAGCCGGGCCGCAATCTGGATTGGCGTATCGGTCGCGCCAGAGATGTTATACCGGCGCGCGTCCACAATGCGCAGCGGTCGGACAATCTTGGACGTATAGGCGAACACTGCCGCGCCATCGGAGGCCGCACCAGACAAACCAGTAGTGAGCGCTATCGTTGTGCTAGTCGGTGAGCCGCTGACGACATCCCACGAAATAGACCCGCTGCTGAGCACGGTTCCGATATAATCGCCGGACGAAACGCCCGTGGTGCTGTCAACTGTGATCGATGTGGCTCCGGAAGAATGCGCGCCATCCAACTCCATTTCGACATAGCTTTGCGTGGCGTGCGCCGACGTGCTGGCATTGCTGAGCGCATATTGGTACGTAGACGCCTGCGGAAACAAAGTAGCCTCTGTGACCGTCCAAACGTGAATTCCGGACGCCTGCCAGCGCTTGACCATCGCGTTCAAGGCTTGGGCAAAATCCGTCTGCGCCTGCGAGCCGATTGTTTCGCCAGCCCGAATAGCGCCAACCTTGCGCGCTGCTGCCGATATGATCTGATCGCGTGTGACGTTAAAGTCACTGCTGCCGGACGTGCTCATAGCGCGGGCGCTCCATTACCAGCGTAGACCACGAAATCACCATCCGGTTGATCGTAAAACCACATGCAAGCCGAATCATTGCCGTCCGGCACAACATGAAAGAACGGCCCGCCATCCGGACCAGACCATGCTTCCGGAGGCTCAGGACGCGGATCGGGAACGGACTGGTCATCGCGCCTTCCGCGCACAAAGTCTTGCGGGTGACGCGCTTCCCATTCGTGCTTATCGACGTACTGGCCGGTCCATTCCTGCATGGTGTCGCGTGCAAGAAGCATACGGCCAGAACGCCCGCAAATACGGTAAAATTGTCCAGGTACATAAGCCATGCTCAACCCAACGCTATCCAACCCGATAGGGCTGTCTGTGGGACAAGGATGGCCACTCCTAGATAAACAGAGTTAGATGCAATAGGGAATGTCGAAAGGCGAGCGATGGTTTCACCGGACGCGGGAGTTAGTGTAATGACGTGTCCCGGAGAGTCTGTTACTCCTGTTGACCAATCCACCACCCACAACGGCGCACCGTTGCGCGTAGATACGGCAGGAAGCGTGATGGCCGTGGCAGTAGGTGCCGCCCGGCTTACGACGATAATGCCCTGAGACGCTGTAACAGTACCGCTTGCACTGGTTAGGATATCATCCGTCGTAACGACAGGATGCGAGTACGCGAACATCTCATCGAAATACCGAGTTGGATTAAATCCAACCGGGAGACTCGCGAAAGTCACACGGGCCATGCGCTATGCTTTCGGACGGAAATAAATGGTAATGTCGTAAGTCGCACCCGACACAGCGCCCGCCGTGGTCAGGATGATATCGCCCGTTCCGCCATCACTACGCGGGTCTTTCTTGCCACCGTAAGCATTCCAATCAATGCAGCCGGAGCCGGCAGGGAGCGTGGCAATCTCATCATCCGTCGTATGATCCCAAAGCAGCCGAACCGACGTAAAGCCTTGGATATTGTAGTCGATCATATCCACGGTAGTGTAGGTCGGGGCGACCATGGCACCACTGCCGGAGTCGAACGTCAGACCTGAAATATCAGCTTTAACCACTGCACTTTCGCCAGTGGAATCGCTGATATTAGTTAGGTGCAGCACCTTTCGGCGCTTGCCGCTGTAGATATATTCGGAAGTGACCGCATCGACCATGAATGCCTCCTGAAAAGAAAACGGAGGGCCGAAGCCCCCCGCTCAGAGTGAATATCAAGAGGGTTACGGAGATTCCGGAGCGCCAGCCAAGCCGGAGCCGTCCGTCGAGGCCGGAGTCGGATGACCGAGCACAACCACACGGCCAGTCTCCACATCCGCCTCCCACGGGCCGCAGCCATAGGCCAACGGATTGCGAAGGATAACCGCGCCGCCCGGAGAAGTGCTGGCGGTGCAGGAAAACACCTCGTTAAGCGCCGTGGTGCCGGACTGGATCGGATTAACGAACATGCAGTCATCAAAGTACGCAAAGCGGTCAATGCCGTCCGCGTCCACGATGACCATGCCATGCGCGCCCGAGCCGTAAGTCAGGAACATGCACTTGCGGAAGATATTGCGAGCGCAGCCGTCCGCAGAACTGCCATTATCAAACTCAAGCTCATAATTGGCAGTGGTAGAGCGGGTGACGGTATCGAGTCCGATCACACAGTCCTCGAAATAGCACTCCGAAGCGCCGGATAGCTTGAGGCTGCGCATGGCCGCATCGTCCGCAACAGTCGAAACGCCGCCGCCAGCGAAATGGCAACGCTTGAATACGTTGCGGTCTCCCGTCACCTGAACAGCGATGTAGCCCGCCTGATCCGCCGTCACGCCATGAAACACATGAATGCCGTAGAACATGCAGGCATCGGCCGTGATGTTCACCAAAGGCGACAAGCTCACCGTGCTTGTCGCAATACGTGCGCGGCCACCGATCATCCCGCCAGCATGAATGCCGACCAAGTGAACCATATCCTTCGACCACGTAAGCGTGGCCGTCTGGTAATCGGTCGTGTCCGCAGCGCTGTTCGACTGCGCAATCATGAACACAACATCATTCTTGTTCGCGCGGGCCAAGTCATGCGCCTTGGACAGCGTAGCGAGCGGCCGGCGAATATCATCACCCTTATTTCCGTCGCTGCCGGAGTCGGGAGCAACAAACCAAGCCTTGGAATCCGGGCCGAACGGAATGCCAGCCGGGATGACAGGCACGCCCATGCTGGAAATGCCGCTCGGAAAAGCAGTGAGACCCATTGTAACCTCCTAGAACGTGCCGCAGCCGGAGCAGCCAGGGATGGGAAGCCCCACGACACGCCATGAATGAAAATGAAAAGAGAAAAGGCGGGACCGAAGCCCCGCCCCATAGCAATTACGCCCCAGCGGAGCCGTACAGAGCGCGCGGGTCAGTCCAACCAGCCGAATAACGCTCGTCAGCCTTTGCTTTCGCATTGGACGTGTCGAAATCGTTATCGGTCGTGAAGGACATGGCGCGCCGCTCAAGGTACTTCATGCCATTCGGGCAGTTGGTGCGCACAAACCACGCATCCGCGTCATCAAAATACTGATTGACCTTGATGCCCTTGGGGAACGTACCCTCAGCGCGCAACACGTTAATCGCATTGTTGGCGGTATCGTTCTGCAATACCGACTTCAAGATGCGATTGGCCTCAAACCAGCTATTGCGGTGAATATGCAACGACTGAGGCTGAAGCGCGATGCGCAGGCCGCGCGAGTTGGTAGCGCCCATGATCTGGATAACCAAATCTTCAATGGACGCTTCCGACAAGTCGGCTGGGGTGGCAAGCTCATTCGACCAGTTGCCAGCCAGAGACGGATGGTCGGTCGCCAACAGTTCCTTGCCATCGCCACCCGTATAGGTGGACGTGAAGGCGCGGTTGTACACGTTCGCCAGATTGATTTCCTTGGTCTGGCGGAACGAGAAGGCAAGAGCCTGCGAACGGCGCTTGGAAACAACCTCATAAAGATTGTCCTCAAGCTCCTCTTTGGTCACGATGTAGCCGAGCGAATACACAACATGCGTGTAACGCTTGGTGAAGCCCTGAGCTTCCGTGTCGTAGGTCGTGGCAGCACCTTCCGCCTTGACAGCAGCCAAGCCGAAGCCGGTGATTTCCACGTCCTCCTCATACATCTTGTCCGACGTTTCCATATCGAACAGATCGGTCCACTGCGTCGGATATTCGTTATACTTCCGACCGAACCATGCCTGGATTCCAGGCCATAGCGCCTTAGGATGGGCGCCGCTGGTGATAACAGCCATTGGTCATCCCTCCTTATACGCCAGTGAACCGACCAGCGTCGCCAACGTTAGCGAGCTGATGGTTGTTGATCATGACTTCCCAAATCGAATAGTCGCCGATTGCGTTACCCGGAATCGGAGCCAAACGAACAATGAGAAGCTGGTTAGACGGATCGGCATTATCGGGGCCGTCCGTGGTGTCGAGCGTCCAGCCGGAGCGGCCCGTGTAGGTCGAGCCCGTACCGACAAGCATGTTGGCATAAGAACCAACATCGGTTGCCGCCCAATCCGTGCTTGCCGCGTCGGTCTGGCCCTGGAACACCAGATTCGGATCGTCCGCAACAAAAATAACTCGATCCGTCGAATCTTCACGATAAACAGTCGAGTCACGGGTGACAGGAAGCACGCCGACACAAACGCCAAGAATCGGATCGGCATCGCCATCCGCCGCAACAGTCACGGTCGGAAGAGTG